GCCATTAATTAGCTCCCAATTTTGTATTTCTTCGTTCCACTTATATCTATTATTTACATTATTATCTACTGGATAAGCAACAGGTGCATTCCAAATACAAGTAGTTTCATTTAATATCCAAGAATTAAAAGGTTTTGGTGGAATAAAAGCGTCTCTTTGTAAATCGTATTGGAAACCAATACCCGCATAGTTTTTTCTAAAAGGAGTACCTCCTAATATATGTATTCCACCTCTTGTGTTATAAGATGTTTGTTTCCAAATAGCATTTATTCCATAAAAATTATTTAAAAAATCTATTCCAGCTTGTTCAGTAGAAGCTACATTATTATGTAATTTATCTACTCTTTCAACTATATTTTCTTTTCCTAATTTTGCAAAATGTGCCATAATAATTTCCTATGCTGTGTAAGTTCCGTTCCCTGTAAATTTAATGATTGTATCAGAACCATCTGTTGTAACTGTGGGTGAACCAGTTGTAGTTGATGAATAACTAGCAGTTGGTACTCTTAAAAAAATTACACCACTTCCTCCAGTACTTCTATTAGTATTAGCTCCTCCACCACCACCTCCGCCGCCAAGACCATCTGTACCATTTCCAGGAGCTGTAAAATCTCTACCACCAGAGCCACCACCACCTAAACTTCCTGCACCTCCAGGACCAGAAGCACCAACATTACCAGTTCCTCCACCAGCATAATAAGTATTAGTTCCAGTTATTGCATTTTGTAATCCAACTCCACCAGCACCACCAGTACTACCAGTACCATTACCACCAACAGCACCAGCTCCTCCACCTCCACCAGCACCATAATTTGGTGTAGATGTACCATCACCACCATTATTTCCTTGACCACTTGTAGCAGTTCCACCGGATTTTGGGGATCCACCAGATCCACCACCTCCTCCTGAGCCACCATTAAGACCAGTTATATCAGTATCTCCACCACCTCCACCACCAACAGCTGTGATTGTAGAAATTCCAAAACCTGATAAAACACTATCAAAACCATTATTACCATTTCCTGCTGAACCAATTGCTGCACCACCTGCACCTACTGTTGCAGTATAAATTTGCCCCTTAGTTAATTCAATAGTACTTATATTATAATTAGTTAATAATCCTCCAGCTCCACCAGCTCCACTACCCCATGAACCAGAACCTCCACCAGCTACTACTAAATATTCTGCTGAATAAGGTTGACCTGGCCAAGTATTTGTTGTTCGAGCTTGATATTGATCTTCTAATGCCCAAACTCCTGATGCTGATGATTGTGTTGGAGTGTTTAGAACTCCTATGATTCCACCGTTGTCTTTTGCCATGGCAAGAGTTCCCGGTTAATTTATTTCTTCGTATGAAATAACTATTTCAAGGTCAGAGTTTGCACTTGCTCCACCTAGAATTGATTTATCTTCTTCTAAGTAAAAAGAATTTGTTTTATCTACTACAGATAATGTTGCATCTGCTGGTACAGAAATTGTAGAAGCGAGAGCATAAGATGTTCCACCACCACCTGCTGCTGTGTTAATGTCTACTGTTACATCAGCTGCATTTGTTCCGTCTACGTTTGCAACCATGATTGAATTAATTTTAAAAACTTTTCCTGAAGCTGCTGAATTTGCAAGCAGAACTGTTGTAAGAGTTGTTGTAAGAGCCGCATAGGTCGTCTTACCTGTAATCGTAGTTACGTTTACTATATTTGGTGCTGCCATAATTTATCTCCGTTCGTTATTATTATCCGAAAACTATTGCCATTGCAATAGCTTTTCCTGTTGAAATACCTGCTGCCCCAAAGCTTAAAATACCAGAACCATTGGTAATTATAGCATCTCCACTTGTCCCAGCAGATGTTGGTAAAGTAAGAGCGTTAATAGTGTTTATTTGAGAGTTAACATCTATAACATTTGTTCCATCAGAATATAATAATTTTACACCTTTATCAGCAGCTGCCCAAGTAGCTCCTGATCCTGAAGTTGTTTTAAAAGTAACTGCAAAAGATCCAGTTGTTGCATTTTTTGCAATATATGTTTTTTCAACACCATCTGGAATAACAACGTTAACTGAAGAAGTTAAAGTTCCTGTTAAATTTAAAACAGCATTTTTACCATTAGAAAGAACACCATTAGAAAAAGCTAAAGTTGCGCCTGTTGTTGCATTTAATGCAACTGATTCATAACCAGCAATTGATTGCTGTAGAATGTTTAAATTTGTATTTGTAATATCTCCCCATGTGCCGGCGTTTTCGCCTGTGACCATGAGTTCTAGTTTGAGGTCTGTAGAATAACTTGATGCCATATATTAATTCCTTAATTAATTATTTTTATAAAATCTAAGCGGCTGTGTCAATCTCTGTCCAAGTTGCATCAGTTCCGGTATTTACTTCAGTCCAGATTTGATTATTTATACTATTTAACGATATAGTCAATCCATTTCCAGTAATAGGTACTACCACAGTAGTTCCTGCAAATACTGTTCCAAGTGCTATATTTAAGCCTAATCCTGTAACACTTACCGGTGTTAAAGCTTCGGCTATAGCTGTTCCTTGAGCTATATTTAACTGTTCTCCTGTTAATGTAACATTACCTGTTCCAATAACTACTGTTCCAACAGCTAAAGAAACTGTCATTCCAATACCTGTTACTGTAGCATCAGGACTTGGGTCTACTTCACCTTCTGTTATATTTAATTGTTCTCCTGTTACTTCAGCTGTAAAGCTTACATCTACAGTTTCATCACCTTGAGTAATATTTAATTGTTGACCAGTTAAATCAACGTTTCCTGTTCCTGTTACACTTTCTTCACCTAATGATAAATTTAATTGTAAACCAATTCCATCTACAATAACACTTACATCTATAGTTTCATCACCTTGAGTAATATTTAATTGTTGACCTATTACATCAACTTGTGCACTTCCTATTGCAGTTACAGAATTTAAAGAAATATTTATTTGTTGGCCAGTAACTGGAACTTCAGCCAATCCAAAAGCTTGAACTTCACCTAATGATAAATTTAATTGTAAACCAGTTAATGCAATTTCATTATCAATTGCAATATTAACTGATGATAAAGATAATGGAAGATTATTTGATCCACCGTAAGATCCATAGCTCCAGGTTTGTTTTCCCCAAGCTACGTCTAATGGATTATTGACTTCAACAACAGTTCCTTGGTTTCCCCAGGCACCTTCACCCCAACTGAATATTCCCCAACTTGCCATAATAGGTAACTCCTATTATGCGTTGCCGATTCTTAGAATAGCTGCCGCTGTTGTATCCGCTGGAAACTGAATTGTAAATGTTCCAGATGTTGCTGATTTATCACTTCCAAAATCTAATACAGCAACTGCTGCGTTAGTGTTTGATGTATTATAAATCAAAGCTCCAGCTGCAGTTAAAGTAACTCCAGTGAAAGATATATCTGCAAAATCTATAAATGCAACGCCACTAGAAACAAGAGGAGATATGTTTGTAAGAACTCCACCACCTGTTACGTATTGACCAGTGTTAGCAACTTCATTTGTTGAAGTGTAAACTGTTGTTGCTGAACTTAAAGTTGCTGCAGAAGTATATAGAGCAAGTTTAAAAACATTTCCTGTTCCAGCGTTAAAATTATGTCCGCCTTGAAGTAATTGTTGTTTAAACGTATTTGCAACTGCTTGTGTTATAGCCATATTAACTCCTAATTAATTAACCTTGTTTTTGAATCTGAGGTGAACCTTCTTGATATTCATCTCTTCTTCTTCTTCCCATTTGTTCAATAGAGAATCCTTGTAGCATACTTTGATACTTTTGTTCGTAAAATTGTATCATGTCTGCCGGACCCTTTAAAAAACCATACGCCTCAACAAGGCAAGCATATAATAAACCAGAGGGAAATTGCTGACTTAAATATGTTGTCGTATTACTAACAGATAATCCTGCTGGCTTCAAGGTATAATTTAATTGCATCGTATATGTCAAGTCTGGAATTGGGGCTAATACAATAGTTTGTTCATCCCAATAACTAAAATACTTAGGTAATCCTTGAGCATTACTAGCATTATATTCATTAATAAATCCAGTATCTCTATATTCTACTACAGCATTAGGACCTGTATATGTACCTGATGGAATAATTTGAGCTTCTCTTATAATTAAAGTTTGAGATGTTAATAAAGGTGTACTTACGTAAGGTTGAGCTGCAATAACAGTAGCTGTTGCATATTTTCTATTATTATCAGAATCTACATCTCTTTGAATTCTCCATTCAGCATCTAAAATAAAACCATTGACAATAGTTGAAGTAAATACGTTTGAATCTACCTCTGTGTAATCTCTGATTTTTTGTACTAGTTCTGCGTATGTCATATTAAGCTTGTAGTGTAACTGGACCTGCAGAACATTGTGCTCCACCACCAGAAACATTTCCTGTTGTTGCTGTACTTGTACTTAAGAAATAAAAATAATTCAATGGATCTCCAACAATACCAGATGAATCTATTTTTCCAACTGTAATCGTAAAACCATTTGCATTTGAAATATCTGTAATATTATCAAATGAAGGTACTAATTCAAATGAAGTCTCGCGCGTAGGCGTGCCCGGAATCACTACTTCAGGTGGTCCTCTAAATCTTACAACATTACCAGTAGATCTTCCATGATCTTGTGAATAAACATTGATGTAAGTATTACCTGCATACTTAATAGTTGTAAAAGGATTTGGTGTTAATTCAATAATTACTGGTGGCTCTTGTCTATCAGGATGTGCATATTGTAATCCTTCAGGATCAGCTTGATGTGGTTTTGGTTCTAATTGTGGATGTTTCTTTTCATATTCAGAAATATGTACCCATGATCCATTCCACTCTTGAACCATTTCTTGATATGGAAATCTCTGACCAGAACGGTCTGAGATCATATAAGCATATTTTCCGTTTGATAGATTTCCCATTATGCGCTCGGATAGTAAGTTTTAGGTGTTATGAATGAACTTGAAGAAGAGCCATCATTATCTAATGCTCTTAATAATTCATCCTCATATAATAATTTCATTTCTTGTCCACGTTGTGGTGCAAATTTAACTGCTAAATAATAAGCAAGTCCAGCGCACATACACGGAACAAATCTATATGGAACGTTTGTAATATTTGTATAAGCTCCAACATCTTGAATTCTTTTTGCATAGTAATAATGCATTACGTTATTCACCTGATCTGATCCTGGTGTTAAATATAAAGTGATTGTAATTTTATCTATAAATCTTTGTACCCAATATTGAGTTGGTTGACCTTGTGAATATTTAGAAGATAAAGAATTGTAAACTGATCTACTTATTTTTGTAAGTGGAAAATCTACAACCGGTAC